AATATCGTTGTTACAGAATAAAACATATGTATATTCTCTACCAATATAATTTTTAACAATATGATTGTTAATCTTAGCAAAGTTATAATATTGATATTTTATTAGTTTGATATTATCAACCTTATTTACCAATTCTTTAATTGATTTTAATTCTTCTTCATCTGAACCGGTGTCGGCAATAAATATATCATATTGTTTTGGATTACAATGTTCATAAAAAGATTCAATACATTGGAATAATAAATCCAATTTACTTTTGGTCGAAATGATTACCGCAACCTTATTTTTATTTTCTTTTATTTTTAAGTTTGGAACATAAACATCTTTTGGTCTTAAATCCAATGGAAATTTATCCCCATATTTTTCCAAAAACTTATCTTTGCTTTCAAAAAATTCTTGATTTGGTTGTCCAATAGATTCATGAGTAATTTCAAAGGAAGATGTCACACCAATTTTAACCCCATCCAAATAATTTGGAACAGAAAATCCGTGATCGTAAAAATGGAATTTACCAATTGTTTCATCAAACTGATGTTTAATTTTTGTCTTATCAAATGATATAAATAAACCATCAATTGTTACAACGGGTATTATAAATGGTAATTTACTGCAATAATTGTTAATCCATTTTTTATGTCCAATAGGGTGATGCCAAACTTGACCAACCATTGTTTGTTGCATTCGTTCCCAATATATTCCAGACTTTGGAAAATAACAAGAACCAGCTTTACCGATAATACCAAAGTCGGAATTATTATTGAAATCCTCCAATAGTTTTACACCCCAATTTTTCTCAAGTTTAATATCATCATGGACATAAACATTGATATTAAATTTTGATTTTTTTAATATTTCATTATAGCATTCTGATAATGATAGATTACCGTTATTTATTATTTCAATAATCTCAACATTTTTAAGACCTACACTATTTGACAAGTGTTCATAATGTTTTTGATTATGATTTCGACTAGAATATCCTATTGTTATCATATCAATATTTTTTTTAAAAATAAAACAATAATTCTTAATTGTAATTAGTTTTTATTGTTTTATTTATATTTATTAATGTAAACAATTAACAAAATGAGATGGATAGAAAGTGAAGTTAAATTTTTAATCGAAAATTACAAAATAATTGGTGCTAAAGAATGTTCAAGAATATTAAATAAAAAATTATATTCAATTTATAATAAAATTAGATTAATAAATAATACATTTTAAAAATTCCACTATTATAAACTTGAGCTAATGAGTATTGGTTGTTGTTTTGATATTCTAATATCTGAACGTCATTAAGACCCACCGAATTAATCAGATGGGTCTTAAATTTTTCGTTATAGTCTTTGTCTTTATGTGTTGAATATATTATTGTAATCATACTCCAGTTGAACCAAATCCTTTATCTCCTCTATCCTTATCGTTTATTCCATTAAGCTTATTCAATTGAACCCACTTTCCATTAACAACAGATGTTAATACGGCTTGAGCAATCTTCATACCCTTATTAATTTTTACTTGGTGGTTATTAACATTGAATAGTATTACCTTAACCTCTCCTGCAAAAGAATTGTCTACTGTTCCGGGAGAATTTAATACCATCAATCCTTGGTTTAGAGCCAATCCACTCTTTGACCTAACTTGAATTTCATATCCATCTTTAATGTCAAAAGATAAACCAGTTGGAATTAATACTCTACCAAATGGGGGTATTGTAACATCCTCAGTTGAATATAAATCAAATCCAGAATCACCATCATAATTATATTTTGGTTCAACCGCATCATCGTTTAATTTAACATAACCCAAATCCAATTTTGGCGAATAATTCATCATATCATGTTCAAGTTCTTCAAGATTCAATCCAAACTCATCAAATAATGTGTTATAATCAATTTCTTCCCCATTTTCATTGGCTTCAAGTAATTGTTGTATCTTAATGGCGTATTCGCTAATGTTTTCTAAATTGTCTAAACTCATTGTAATTCTTTTAATTTTTTAATTATTTCTATTAATACATTTACATCTTTTTCACAATATTCGGAAATACCTTTCAAGTTTTGTTTTTCCCAATACTCGTTATGAACTTTTTCTCCAACCACCTCACCATCTTTTGGTGTCTGAATACCCAAGCTTGAACATAACAAATCCAACGATCCAATGGAGGTATATGCGCCATATTGCCAAATCTCTTTGGTGTCAATTGCTTTAATGTCCCAAGGTTTGGTATCATAGGTTGGTAACATTGTTGGTGGAATCAAACCATTAACAATCATACGTTTTGCTAACATTGGAATATCAAAGTTCTTTAAGTTATGACCACATAACCAAAAATCCAATTTCCCAACCTTATTTAATAATCCTTGGACATTCTTTAACAATTTGAATTCGTCCTCGTCAGAGAAGGTTTGTTTTCTAACTGAACCATCATCTAAGACAAAGGCAAAACTAACACAAACAATCTTTGCAAACTCCGGCACTAATGCCGTTCTTTTGGTAAAAACATAATTCTTAATATCCTCCCCAACTAATTCGTCTTCAGGAAATCTTTTTAAAAACCAATCAAAGTATTTGTCAAATTGTTCTGATACCGTTGGATTTAAATTTGAACAAACATCATAGTTTGGACAACATCCAACGGTTTCAATATCCATAAATAAAATCTTGGTGAGGGGTTGTTTGATTAACATATATTATTATTTTATTAGTGATTTATACCATGATGCCCTATCTCTAGTTACGTTTCTCAAATCATATTTGTCCTTAACTGACTCATATAATCTTTCACCCAAATCAATAACCATATTTGGATTGTATGCTAAAGTTTTAATGTGTTTAGCCCAATCACTATGATTTCTTTCTTCTTTAACCAACAAGGCATTTCCATCAACAAACTTACCAAATTCCATTGAATGTTTCAAGTCAATTGTATAGGGACCAACTTCAGATGCTATTATTGCTTTTTTATAAAATCCAGCTTCAATAACTTTTAATTGTGATTTAACCCTATTAAAGATGTGGTTTTTGATTGGAGCCAAAGATATATCAAACTTTGAATAATTTGTAGCGTATGTGTTAATATGTTTTGTCCACACCCTTCTATAACCAAAATCTTTTTCGTTAGGATATTCTTCTTCTTTAAAGGTCATTAAGAACTTATGGTAGTCAGGGGGGATAATACTATAATTGTTAGTAAAGATTTCCTCATAACGAGACCATACAGTTTCTTCAGGTTTAATGTTTCTTTGTTTCCTTTCCCCAGTTTGTTGATTGATTTCAGTTACAGTTCCTCTAATATCAAATCCACATAAAACATATTGGAGTTTGTCTTGTAATCCACTATTCTTTCCAACAAAACCTTGTAGTAATTTTAAGTCGTGAAAGTGTGACGATCCACCCAACCATCCAACTCTAACTCTATTCGATTCTTCGTTTGGTTGTTTGAATTGTAATTCGTCAGGATTGATGGCATTGGGTAATATAACAACATTCCTATTTAATTTTCTAATCTCATCGGCAAAGATGTTTGTTGTTGTAATAACATAACTGGCTACCTTCAAGTTCGCCATAATCTTTTCGTGGATTTTGTCTTGAACAATCAAGGTGTGTATTGGGTGTTCCTTTCCTGGTAACCAATAGTCATCCAAATCAACAACAACAATAATGCCTATTGATTTTAAGAAATTGATTATGGTTGGGGTTTGTTCATATGATTGTCCAATGTTTCTATGTACATGAACAATCTGATATTGTTTCCAATAATTAACATCATTAATCCTTGGTTGGTAATCTATGTCCACATGAAAATCATCTGGATACATATTTTGTAACATTACATGGGGGTCTACGCTTCGGAATTTACCTCAGCCAACCCCGGTTGTATCTGAGGGCAGAACAAGTACTCTTATTCTCTCTCTGTGATCCAACCGAGGTTGATTATCATTTTGTATCATATTTTTTAATTATGTTTAATAATTTATCATTATTTAATTTGAGTTCACTCTCCCAAATTACTTCCAAATTATAACCATAACTTTTGATTAATTCAAGTTTTGAGGTATCATATTCCCAAATTTCTTTTGCTGTAAGATTCTTTTTTTTATTAATATATTCGGCTGAATATTTGTTAGGATTACAATGCCAATAATCTCCAAAATATTCAATAATCAAATTTAGTTTTGGTATGAATACATCACATATTTTTGTGTCAACTTTGTAAGAAGACTGAACTTTATAACCCATTTTTTTTATATCATTACAGATTTCAGTTTCTTTTTTAGATTTGTTCACCGATTTAATTTTACCACTTCTTCTCGTGCTTTTTAATACTTCACTCATCTTCTTCCTTGTTTCCTCTAACTTACCACTCTCCCAACTTTTTTTTAAACTATCGGATAATTTTTTTCTATGTTCATACTTTGACATAGAATTGTTTTCACCAATAGCTTTTCCTTTTCTATTTTTTGATATTGTTGATTTTGTTTTATCCGAATGTTTTTTTCCGAAAAATGGATTACCCTCACCTTTTTGTAATTCCAAACTACATTTTTTACAATTTCCACCTCTTTTTATCGCATTATAATAATTTCTACAAGTTGTGGTACTTTCTTTAGTTTTTATAAATGTTTTTGTATTACATATTGGACAAATCTTTTCAGTTTTAAAATACTCGCCCTCTTGTATTATATTCAATTTTTTACACCTATCTTTAATTCTTGTTAAATTTTTATCTTTAATTACCTTTAATATTTTTTGTTTTGGGATATTGTATTTTTTTGATATGGTTGTAGAACCCAAACCTTTTTTATATTCGGTAATAATCAATTTAATTATTTCTTCTTTCATATTTAGTTTTTATTATAAATATACCCAACATCAGTATTGTCTAAAGGGTTAGTAAAATAATTAAAAAAACGAAACCCCACAACTTGAATTTCTTCAGGGGATGTGGGGAATAAGATAAATTATAGTTAGATTAACGTACTTTTTTAATTTTGGTTACTTTACCTTCAAAGATATGACTTCCTACTCTAAATTGGAACATATCATTTGATTTGGATGTACTTTCAACCAACAAACCATTTTCACTTAAAACTTCCTTAATAACTTCTTTAAGTGTATCTCTGTCTAAACTTGAGTTTGTATCTTGTGGTCTTGAATATTCTTGTATTGATTGTTTTTTTGGTTGGTATGGATTCGCATTATTGGCAACATCATTCTTCATAAGTCTTGCTGCTTTCTCAACCAATTCATTACTCAATACTGAACCTCCACCCATACTACTTGGTTGTTGAATAGGATGTTCAATCATAAGACGTTTAATTTCATTGGGAAGTTTTGATGATAATATTCTGTCTTTTGAATTGGCAAATTTTTGTGGTTGTTGTTGTACGGATGATTCCATCATAATATCTTGAGGTATATTATAATTTGCTTGTGGTACTTGGAATTCTTGTAATTCAGGTGTACTTGGATAATTACCACTAACTTGACCTCTTGGTGTTGTATTGTGGGCATCCATTATTTTTTTGGAAATCATAAGTTTCCTCATTAATTCATCTTCTTTTGCCATATTTTAAATTGTATCAAATTTTGTGTTTATTATTACTCTACTCATACCTTTATCACCACTTGTATTATAGTTTGGTCTAGGTGTATCAAATTTCTCCCCAGATGGTCTAAAAGATAATACTTTATCTAATCTAAACAATCTCCAACTTGGGAGAGGTTTTTTACCAATATAATCTCTATGAGATGAACCTTCAATGTCCCAAGCTCTTAACACTGGATTACCTGCTTTACTATAACCAAAACAAACTGGTTCAATTTCACGTAATCCACGACCTCCTGGTTCATCACCATCATAGTAGATGATAATCCTATTTTTCTTTTTGATGGCATCAATGACACTGTCAATTGAAGCCATTTCTAAGATAAGAGATTTAGTTATGTTGTAAAGTTTCATTATGCACTTGGTGTTGTATAAGGTTTGTCTGGTTGGTATTCATTGATTACTTTTTGAGTACGTCTTTCAACGATATCTTGTATTGCCCCTGCGGCTTGGTTATAAACATCCAAGAAGTCTCCAGTTCCTTTACCTTGTCCATCACCATCGGCCAATGCGTTAGGATTAACTGTTGAGTATTCAAATGATGTTTTTGTATAATCGTTTTTTGGTAAAAGTTTTCTTCTTTCAATATCAGCAATACTAGAAAGTTCATTACTTGGTTGGTCAAAATTTAATGGTTCTGTAACTGGCATATTAAATTATTGTTTTTATTATTTCGTTTATTCTTTTTAGACTTTCTGTCACTCTTAAATCATAAGTAGATAGAGTGTCTTTATGTTGTTGACTCGGTCTATTATCATATGATAAATTTACATTTTTTTGGTGGGGTTGGATAAATTGGTTTGGGAGGACGGTTGATTTAATATCTTTTGACATATAAACATTGTCCCTCATTGATGTTAATGTATTGTCAACCCAAGTTTTAACATAATCCGCCCCATTTAATATAAAAGGCATATCAGTTTTATCTCCATTATAACTATCAAAGAAATTTTTCATTCTTTTTAATTGTTGATAAGTTACAAATCCAGAATCCCTTAATTCTTTATTTCTTCTATAACCTTCGGTTTTATCATTAGCATTGGGGATAGAGTCGCTACATTGTTTTAAATAAACAACGATTTGTTCTGGTAACTCAACTCTTTCTCCGTATAAATCCTTATTCACCTTTTTTTAGAATATTAATTAGTTTATTAATACTTATTCCTTCTTTCTTTGCCAAGTTTTTAATCGCTTCTAAGTTCTTGGTTATAATTTTATTTAACCCACCCTCTTCATTTTCTTTTTCCATAATTTCGTGGTCACCTCCTTTCTTTGCAAGGATATCCTCAACCATTTTAATCATTCTTTGTTTTTTGATTTCATCAAGATATTCTTTTTCAACCAATCTTTGTTTTAAAACCTTTTTTCCTGTTTTGGTTTTCATAACTTTTTGATTGGGTAGTTTTCCAAATTTCTTTGCCCTATCTAATCTTTCTTCAGGGTCTTCAACCCCCATTTTTTTGAATATTTTTAATGTGGCATTAAAATCTTTGTTTTTTGTTTCGTCATAACCAAAAGCATCTGACATATCTATTTCGTCAATCAAATTACCATCTTTCTCTTCACCTTCACCATAATAAACACGATAACCTCTTAATATTGAATAACCAGGCATCCTAGTTGCAGGAACAATTTGGTCAGTAGTTTTCTTGGGGTGTGTCCACATATTATATATGGGTGTCTTAGATGATAATAATGTTCCATCAGAATCAACATATTCATCAAGTTCAACGGAATCCAAATCAGTTTCAATTTCTTTTTTTGATGATTTGTTTTTTGAATTAATATGTTTGTCAATTACTTTTTTTATTTTGTTATAACTTTTCTTATTAAATTTTTTCTTCCCCTCATTCTTCTTTGACTCTGATATAGTACCATAAACAGAATAACTTAATACAAAGTCATTCCCATTTCCTTCTATAAGAAAATAACAATTGTCATTAAAGTATTCTTTACTGAATTTATTCATCATTAAATTTTCTTAATAAATACTTCGTTTCAGAGTATTTATCATAAAAAAAGATGTCCTATCAAAATATAAGACAATTTGTATCCAATAATAATATCCTCCAATTGAGTTTGGAGTCTTTTGATATGTCTTTAACTTCTGATGAATTGAATTTCAATCAAGAGGTTGTTTTTTCCCCATATTTAATTGCTCAAACATTTGGTAACAGATTGCCATTTAACTTTGACATTAACAACCCCGTATCGGTTCAGAACATGCCATTAATCTATAAGAATTATAATTTTAACAATATATTTGTTTCTCAAAATTACTATAATCCAAAGGAAGAAATTTTAAGTTGTGAGTTGTCAGGTTCATCTTGTGACATTGGGTTAACCGGTATTGACAATGGGTTGGTTAGTAGTATGACTGGTGAAACAATTGTTTTTACGGAAGGATTATTACCAAATAGTTTAAAATTCAATAGATTATATTTTGATAGACGATTAAAGTTACATCAAGTTACTGGGTTTACATCTTCTAATGTTAGATTCTCAGGATTTAATAAAAATGTATTATATGAGGTTGTAAGTAAGTCTAGTCCATTTGAGGGTAGATATCACGAATTATATGGTGGGTTTTATCAAGGGTTTTATAAGTTATTTGGTTATGATTATGAAATATTCCCTGAGAGAATGAATAAGGGTTGGGCTGTTGAGATGTTATTAAAACCAAGGTTGGTTAATGAATATTCTGGTACAACTGGTGAAACAACACTGAATGAAATATATCCCAACAATAAAAACATATTCTTTTATATTGGAACAAGGGCTGAGAATAAATTTTATCATCACGCTGATGGTAGTCCAAGATGTAATACAGGTTATACTAGAATAACATCAGGACTTACAACGTTATCAACTTGTGCTTGTTGTGATGAGAATATTAAGAGTAGATGTATCTATGTTTATTCCCCTCGTTCTATTAATGGTGCTCACGACCCTCATATTAATTATGGTTGTGATAAATGTGGTGGGGATAAAAATATAAAATTAACTTGTGGTTGTGATTGTAATGATATTCCTTGTCAAACTTGTGGGTGGGAATGTCAAACTCATACTTGTGGGACTATTATTCCATTAACCCCAACTCCAACACCTACACCAAGTCCAACACCATCTTGTGACCCATTCCCGCCTCAGACAACTTGTACTCCAACTTGTACTGATTGTGTCGAGTGTAAAGATTGTGATGATTGCTCATCAACTGGTTTTACTTCAATTGAGGATACTTGTGAGAAGAATCCATTACTAGATACTCTTAGCAATGCGTTAGCGTTTAAGTTATGTGGCGACCCCAAGAATCCAGGTATTGGTATTAGATTTTTAAGATTTACTGGAGGTTGTGAAACAACTGGAACTTGTGCGACTGGGATAACTTATACAACAGGTTATACCATAACTGAGATATGTACACCACCAATTTATCCTGATTGTCAAAAAATTAATCCCGCTTGGTTGAATTTGGAACATTGGTTTCAAGTTAATGTTGTTTGGGAAAGATATAATTTCTTAGATGAGTGTGATTTATATTGGAAAGGTGGATTGGGAGATATTGTTGAGAATAAAACATTAGAGGGATTAGCGAATAATTCAGCATCATTGATTGCACCACCATATACAAGGGGTGATGAGATTTTGAAAGTTGATATTATTAATTTAAATGAATTGTGGTTAAAGAATGGAAAATATAGAAAGGGGAGATTAAAGATTTATGTTAATGGAAAGTTAATTGATACTATTGAGGATTTTGAAGAAATTATTCCAAGGGGATTGAATACTGATAAGGAAAAACAAGTTGGTGTTCCATTTAATATATCTTGGGGTGGTGGAACTCAAGGATTGAGAGAGAATTTAACATTTTCTTCAATGACTGGGGGATTGTATGTTCAAGACCCAGAATGTTTTCCAAATAATGATTTGAGTGGAACAACATTGAGTGGTTTGAATACAAACATATTGATTGAACAGAATTTTGCGGGAACATTTGAGGGTGGAATATCTCAATTCAGAATGTATGTAACTCCATTGTCGGCGCCAGAAGTTAAACATAATTTTGGTTTGTTAAAGAATACATTTAGGATGTTTAATCCTGATTGTCCTGATTGCACAACAATTGTTTGTGAACCAGATGATTTCACATTTCAAATTATTGATACAACAACAACCATAAATCCAACAACAACGACAACGACCTTAGTACCAATTATTAACGATACTTTATTAACAGAAAATGATGATTTCTTGGTAACCGAAGGTGGGGACAATATAATTATAGAATAAATAAAACACAATATGGCAAATATTAAAATTTCAGAATTACCACAATTAATTTTCTCAAGTATAACAAATAATGATGTTATACCTATTGTGGATGTTAATTTAAATACAACATCAAAGGTATTGATTGGTGATTTAAAAACATATTTTGAAACAACATTTACTGGGGGAACTATAAGTGGATTAACTGAATTTACAAATGGATTGATTTCTAATACAATTTCGGCAACCACATATAATAACTTACCAATTGATGTTTTTGTGACTGGAGGAACTTATAATGATGGGGTTATCACATTCACAAATAATAGTGGAAATACCTTTGTTGTTAGTGGTTTAACAACACCTTTTACTGGAGGTACTATTGACACATTATCTGCAACAACTATAAGTGGTGGGACATTATATGGTGATGGTAGTAATTTAATAAATTTACCTTTATTTACTGGGGGAACAATTGGTGATTTGACCGCAACAACAATATCCGCAACAACATATGAAAATATACCAGAACCAATACCATATTATGCAAACTCACTTTGGACATCGTTCCAAAATACATATAGAGCTACTAATAGTACTAATTTTGGGTCAAATTCAAGTATTGGGGTTGGGTTTAATGTACCTGTCAATACTAGAATTAAGTCAGCAAAATTAGAAATTTCATTATTTAGTGTTGTTTGTGATGGTTATTTATCAATACATAAAGTAGAAAATGGAATTATAACTGAAAGATTATGGCAAGAACAATATAATATTGTTGGGACTGGGATTTATACATTTACAGGAATAACATTGGATTTAGCCCCAGGTAATTATGCTTATGCCACAAATCAAACAATAATACAAGGATATAGGAGTATAAACTTAGGAAATGATAATATTTTTGGTTTAGTTCCAACTTTAGGCGCTACACCATATATTACAGGAAAATCGGCTGGGATTGTAAATCTAATTCCAAATCCATACCCAATTAGTCAAACAGATTATTTTAGTTCTGTACCACTTGTAATTTTTGAAACCGAATTAATTTAAAAAAAAATAAATAAATATGAGTAATGTTATATACACCCCAACCGAGGGTTTAACCCAAAAAGAAAAATTACAAATTGATATTGAATTTGGTAATTATCTCATTGAATCTTTTTTACTTGACAATAGATTAATCACTCCAATTGTAACACCATCAGAAAGTCTTCAGCTATTATCTGAATTTAGTAATATAGAAAAACTTTCTAGATTGGGTGATATTAAATCAGTTAAGATTTTGTTAAATGGTATTGTTGTGGACAATAGATTATTTACGAAAGACAGAAAAGATAAATATATGGGATGGATAAATACACATTTGGGGGTTTAATATATGAGTCAATCAATTGTAATTAGTAGTATTAACTATGATGGGGAATTAGCGAGTGTTGTATTTACACCACAAGGAACTGAGAATGTAATAAACTTAGGTGCAGTTACATTACCATTCTCATTCCAACCAAGTTTATTAACACCCCCATTGGAAGTATATGGGACTTATACAATATTGGTTGTGAGTGGAGATTGTCCAAGTATTTTAACAGTACCAAGACCAACACCAACTCCAACACCAACTGTAACACCAACTAGAACGGTTACACCAACACCGACTCAAACACCAACACCTAGTCCGTCATTTAACCCTTGTAGTATTAGTCCAACACCAACGCCAACGCATACACCAACACCATCATCATCACCAACTCCAGAAAATTCAAAAATATATTGGGGTAAATTTAGTGGGACATCAATTACATCTGGTGATACTAATTTATTGAGTAGCGGTTATACTACAAATCCAACTAATAGTTATCGTATATTACCAACTGGTTTGACACCGGAGTATGGTTATATACTAATACCAACAGGATTAACTCAACCAATTGAATTTAGAGATAGTAGTGGTGGATGTTTTGGATTCAACGTTCCATTTAATAATATTGGGACGATATTTATAATAGACGCTAATGGTTTTAGCATAACATACAATATATATAGAACATCTATTCCATTTGTTGGTTCAGTAAATGTATGGATGTGTTAATAAAATAAAAAAAGAATAATGAGTTCATTTAGTTTATCAGGTGGTGTGCAAGTTTTTGGATTTATTTCTCCAAGTGATACTACGGATCAATACCCAGTTATTGACCCATTATATGGTATTGATGGTTTTAGAAATGTTAATACATTAACCGATTTAAATAATATACCAACATTAAGAAGAAGAGCAGGTATGGTTGTGGGTGTAAGTGGTGGGACTACTTATTATAAACTAAATATCCCCCCTTGGAATGGTACAATAACGGATTGGAGTTTATTTAATACCGGAAATAGTGGTGGAACTATAAGTGGTGATTATCTATCATTATCAGGTGGTACTGTAACTGGTGATACAATATTTACAAATGGTTTAACCGCAAATACATTTTCAGCTTCCACGTATTTGGGGTTACCATCTGATGTTTATGTCTCAGGATATTCATATTCAAACAATACATTTACAATTGAGAGAAGTTTTGGTAATCCAAACTTAACCGTAACAATAAATGATGTCACTGGGTTAACTGTCAATGGCGATTTAAGTGTCACTGGGGATACAACATTAAATGGGTTAACTGCAACAACAATATCTGCAGGAACATATCAGAACTTACCCTTGGATATTTTTGTCACAGGAGGGACATTTAGTGGGGGTGTAATTACATTTATTAATAATAGTGGTGGAACATTTGGGGTGTCAGGAATATCATCCTTTGATACATTTATTACAGGTTTTACTTACGGAGATAATACATTAACAATCTTCCAAAATAGTGGAAATTCATTTTCGGTATTGGTTGATACTTTCACTGGATTGACAATTAATGGTGACTTGAATGTTACGGGTACAACTTATAGTGAAGTCATATCCGCTACAACATATCAAAATCTTCCAATAGACCCTGATACATATATTACTGGTTTTAGTTATAATAACAATACATTTACAATTGGGGATAACTCAGGTAGTACCTTTGATACTACATTTAATGATGTTACAGGATTAACTATCAATGGTGATTTAAGTGTAACAGGTAATACATTATTAGAAGGATTGACGGCAACAACAATATCAGCTGGAACATATCAGAATTTGCCTTTGGATGTTTTTGTTACGGGAGGAACTTATTCTGCCGGTACTGCCACATTTACAAATAATAGTGGGGGAACATTCAATGTAACAGGATTTAGTACTGGAGGAGGTTCAGGTACATTCACGGGAGGAACTGTTAGCGGGGCTACTGATTTTACAAATGGTTTATCGGCAAACACATTTTCCGCCACAACTATAACTGGTGTAACAATATTTTCATCAGGAAATACAATTGTTGGAGGTCAATTTGTTTCCTTGGGTGGTACAAGTGCTACTAGTCCGACATATAGAACAAGTTTAGGTGGTAGTAATTTATCGCCTAGAGGTTCATTTGGTGTTGAGGGGGCTGGTGCTAATTTTCACAGATATTCATTTGATCCTGTCAATCAACGTGGATTAGCGTTTACAGTATCAAATAATGGTTCGGTATATATTGACAGAGCTTCCATTGTAGGTTTAGGTATATCAAGTACCATAGGTGCAGAGACTGGTGTTTTAGTTTTTAATACCTTGAATGTTGGAGATAATTCAGAAAGGATGAGGATTGATAATCTTGGTAATGTTGGTATTGGTACTAGTTCACCATCTGAAAAATTGGACATTGCCGGTAAAACAAAGACAACAAGTATTCAAATAACATCAGGAGCGACAAATGGATATGTTTTAACTTCAGATGTTAGTGGTAATGGTACTTGGCAACAAATACCTTTATTTACTGGAGGGACTGTGACTGGTAGTACTAATTTTACAAATGGGGTAACCTCAAATACAATATCTGCAACTACATATAATAATCTCCCATTTAATCTAACAGCGGCTGCTTCTGATGAAACAACTCCTATCACGACTGGGAATACTAAGACAACATTTAGAATGCCTTGTGGTGTTACTTTAACTGCGGTTAGGGCGTCATTAACAACGGCACAATCATCGGGGAGTACATTTACTGTTGATATTAATCAAAATGGTAGTTCAGTGTTATCAACAAAATTAACTATTGATAATACAGAAAAAACATCAACAACTGCGGCAACCCCAGCTGTAATATCAACCACATCTTTGACTGATGACTCTGAAATAACAATTGATGTAGATTTAGTGGGGAATGGTACGGCAACAGGACTAAAAGTAACTTTAATCGGTATAAGAGTATGATAATTAATTCATTTGTGTTTGTATCAGGGTTTGATGCAGATGCTCAAGCCTTTATTACTGCGGCTGGTATTACAAATAGTACACAACAAAATGCTATTAATAATCTTGTTATTAGTTTAAAAGGTTTTAATATTTGGGTTAAGATGAAGGCAGTGTATCCTTTTGTTGGAGGAACATCAACAACACATAAATTTAATCTTAAAAATCCTTTAGATACAAATGCAGCGTTTAGGCTGGTGTTTAATGGTGGTTGGACACATAGTAGTACAGGGGCGTTGCCAAATGGTATTAATGGATATGCAAATACTTTTTTAAATGGAACTGCATTTACAACAAATCATTTTTGTTTTTATTCAAGAACTTTAGCCGTAAATACACAAATTGAAATGGGTGTATTTCAATATCCGCCAAATAAATTATTGCAAATCAGACCAGCTGTTAATTATATTTTAGGAGATACAGTTTCTACGGTATCATTTACAACAACAACAGATGCAAGAGGTTTTTGGTTAGGTACACAAAGAGCAAATAATGATAGAGAAGGTTATAGAAATGGAGTAAGTCAAGCAACAAGTACTGTAAATGATGCGACTGGTTTTTCTATTTACCCTATTTATATTGGTGCAAGAAATTTTAATAATACAGGGATTGATTATCCAACTTCAAAACAATGCGCTTTTGCAAGTTTGGGTGACGGTCTTACAGATACCGAAGCTGCAAATTTTTACACAGCAGTACAAACATATCAAACAACTTTAAGCCGACAAGTATGACACAAGTAGGACTATTAACAGAAACAGAAAAAAATCAATTGGTGGGACAAACATATGACACTGATAGTTATTTTAATCCTATACAAGATATTGATGATAATTGGATTATATCTATTGAAGAAATGGAATATAATATAAATCCAGAATTTATGTGGGTAAAAGATTTACCATTAATAACATATAATCCAAAACCATCACCACCTTTACATTAAAATTTAATGCCACATCAAATATCAATATCAGCGGTTACCGGAACACCCCCATATTCAATCACAGTATGTGATGTGACACTAACATATTGTTATTTAGTCACAGGTTCAACAACCATTCCTCCAACATTTATATTTGATGTTCCACCACCATTAGATGTCGCCGATAGTGTTATTGTTAAGGTTACTGATAGTAATGGATGTCAAATATTTTATCCTTATAGTTGCCCCCCAACTCCAACACCAACACCATCATTTACACCTACTCCAACACCAACACCAACTGGGACTTGTAGATGTATTCAGATTACAAATACAGGAGTAACAATCGGTTCATTTTATTTTACACAATGTGATGGAACGGTTACAAGTGTGTTACCAATTAATACCGGAACAACATTATATTATTGTGGAACAAATCCAATTAATGTTTCAGATTGTGACATTTATATTGGTGATAATTGTATATCAAATAGTTGTATTGCAATTACTCCAACAATATCCACAACACCAACAATGACACCAACTCCGAGTAGTCCATAGTGATATTTATAATAAACATTATTTATGGAAAAAAAGATTTGTAGTAAATGTCACATTGAAAAGGATTTAGTTTATTTTGGTAAAAATAATAACCAATAAAGATGGTTTACAAAGTAGATGTAAAGAGTGTAGAAAAATAGAATCTAAAGAAGATAAAGAAAAGAATTATAATAGAATTAAAGAATATAGGTTAAAAAACAAAGAATTACTTTTAGAGAAAAATAAAGAATGGAGAAAAATTAATCCAAATTATGATAAGTTGTGGAAAGAAAAGAATAAGGAAAAAGTAAAAGAATCTAAGAAGAAAACTTATGAAAAACATAAGGATATTACTAATCTTAATAAAAAAGAATATAGAGAAAAAAATAGAGAACGACTTTTAGAATTAGGTAAAGAATATAGAGAAAAAAATAGAGAAGAAATAAATAGAAAAAGACGAGAGAAAAGAGAGTCAAATAAGGAATTAGTTAGAGAAAATGAAAGAAATAGATTTAAGGAGAATCCACATCTAAAATTGATGGCTAACTACAGATGTAGAGTTAAAAATTATTTAAGATATAACAAGTCGTCTGAAAATACACACACTATACACATAGTAGGCTTATCTGCCATTGAACTAAAAGAATATATTGAATCCAAATTTACTGATGGTATGACTTGGGAAAATTATGGTGTTCATGGTTGGCATATTGACCACATTATTCCACTATCATCAGCTAAAGACGAACAAGAGTTAATTAAACTTTGTCACCATTCTAATTTACAACCTTTGTGGCCTTTTGATAATATCAGTAAAGGTAGTAAAATAATTACTTGATAGTTTCCTTAATTTTAATTTTTCATATTTTTAATTAAAAAAATATGGATAAAATTTTCATACAGATTGCTAGTTACCGAGACCCCCAACTCAGTATAACAATTAAAGATTGTATAGATAATTCAAAATACCCAAATAATTTAATTTTTGGTATTTGTAACCAATATCATCCGAGTGATGAATTTAATATAAAGGAGTTTGAAAGTGATAAACGATTTAGAATAATTAATGTTCTATGTGATGAAAGTATGGGGGCTTGTTGGGCTAGAAATAAAATACAACAATTATATAACAATGAAGAATATACACTCCAACTAGATTCTCATATGAGATTTGAACAAGATTGGGATGAAACCTTAATTAATATGATTAAGGACTTACAATCTAAAGGATATCCCAAACCATTACTAACAGGATATGTTTCATCATTTGACCCAGACAATGACCCACAAGGTAGGGTTACTGAACCTTGGAGAATGACATTTGATAGATTTATACCTGAAGGTGCTGTTTTCTTTTTACCTGAAGTAATTCCAGGATGGAGAGAAATGACAAAACCAATAAAAGCCAGATTCTATTCTGCTCATTTCTGTTTTACATTAGGACAATTCAGTAAAGAAGTTCAACACGACCCCAATTATTATTTTCACGGGGAGGAAATTTCAGTTGGTGTAAGAGCGTATACTCACGGATATGATTTGTTTCATCCACATAAAGTTGTAATTTGGCATGAATATCAAAGAAAAAACAGAGTTAAACAATGGGATGATGATAAGGTATGGTTTAAGAAAAATGAAGCATCCCATCTAAGAAACAGAAAGTTATTTGGTATGGATGGTGAAGTATTTAATCCAAATGATTTTGGGATTTATGGTTTTGGAACTGAAAGGACATTGGAAGACTTTGAGAAATACGCTGGAATTAAATTTAATATAAGGGGAGTACAACAATATACCTTGGATAAGAAATATCCCCCCAATCTAAGTTATGATAATGATGAAGATTATGTCAAAAGTTTTTCAAGTATATTCAAACATTGTATTGATATTCATTTTAGTCAAGTACAAGAAAAGGATTATGATTTTTGGGTGGTGGCTTTCCACAATAAAAAAGATGAAACATTATTCAGACAAGACGCAGATGAGAATGAAGTTAATAGAATGTTAAATGATGAGGGGTATTGTAAGGTATGGAGAGAATTCCAAACCGTTGAGAAACCATCATATTGGGTTGTTTGGCCTCATTCAAAATCAAAGGGGTGGTGTGATAGAATAGTTGGTAATTTATAATCTTGTTCACGGAGCGTGAACATATAAAATTTGTGAACAAAAAATGAAAATATTATTCTTGACTTGTATATACGGAAATTTATATGGAAGTGAATTTGGTGGAAGACCTAGTAGATTTGAACAATATAAATTTAGTTTATTGTCGTTATTAAGAATGTCTGACGCTGATTTTGTTTGTTATACTAGTTTTGAGGAAAAAAAAGTATTGGAAGATTTTTTTTATAACCAAAATAAAATCCCTAAAAATAGATTGGAATTTGTTGTGTTTGATTTAAAAAGTACCAAACACTTTGATGTAATATCAAAATTTAAGGATGTCGAAAGTGTAATAAATGGTGATAGATGTTTTGAGATACAATATAATAAATTCTTTTGGTTTTTACAAAATAAGTTTGACTACGATTATTGTTTTTGGATTGATGCTGGAATAAGTCATACTGGTATATTGCCAGATAAACATTTAATTAACAATCATAGTTATCAAAGATATTTTAATTCTAATTTATTTGATAATAAATTTTTATCTAATTTAATAGATAAAAGTAAGGATAAATTATTTTTGATTGGTAAATCAAATATTGGTTCTAACTATTGGTCTAATACAATCCCAAGTAAGTTTTATAAAAATTACGATAGTTCATTACACATTATTGGTGGATTATTTGGAGGTAAACAAGAAAGGTTAAAAGAACTTGTAACTGAATTTGAAAGATTATTTTTAGTAGTAACAAACGCAGAACATAAATTATATTCAGAAGAACAATTTATGTCATTAATTTTTAGTGATAATAATAACTTGTTTAATTTACATTCTTTTGATGTTTGGTTACACGAAGATAATTTAACAAGCGATTATCCAATAAATTATTTAGAACTAAATAAAAGTTTCTATAAGATTTTAGAAGAAATAAAACAATAATGAGTAAAATTACATTAGTAACAGGACTTTGGGATATTGGGAGAGGAAACCTCAATGAAGGTTGGTCTCGTTCATATCAACACTATTTGGATAAGTTTTCCAGACTATTAGAGGTTGAGGAAAATATGATAATTTTTGGTGACCAAGAATTACAAGAATTTGTATTCAAAAAAAGAAATAAAACCAACACAAGATTTATTTTAAGAAATTTAGATTGGTTTAAGAATAATGAATACTTTGATAAAATACAAAACATTAGAACAAATCCAAATTGGTATAATCAAGTTGGTTGGTTAACAGATTCAACCCAAGCTAAACTTGAGTTATATAACCCCCTAGTTATGTCCAAAGTGTTTTTATTGCACGATGCAAAGATATATGACTCATTTGATTCAGAATATATGTTTTGGATTGATGCTGGTCTATGTAATACAATTCATCCAGGTTATTTCACCCACGATAAAGTATTAAATAAGTTACCAAAATATTTGGGTGATTTTAACTTTGTTTGTTTTCCCTACGAAGCATCAACTGAAATTCACGGATTCAATTACAATGAAATGAATCGTTTGACCAATTCAAAAATAGATAAGGTCGCAAGAGGTGGTTTCTTTGGCGGTAAAAAGGAAACAATAAGTGAAATTAATACATTATATTATCATCTTCTTGTTGATACATTATCCAAAGGATATATGGGAACTGAGGAAAGTATTTTTACCCTTATGACTTATCTGTATCCAAATATGATAACTTATTTTGATATTGAGGGAAATGGATTAATGGGTAAATTTTTTGAGGATTTAAAGAATGATAAGTTAGTACCAAAAAAAGAAACAAAAGAATTACCTAAAATAACAAATCAATCAATTGATAAGGTTGGGTTATATGTTATATCATTTAATTCCCCAAGTCAGTTTGAAACCTTGATTAAATCAATGCTGGAATACGATAAGGATTTTATTAACAAACCAAAAAAGTTCTTATTGGATAACTCAACTGATTTAACAACAACTCCAAGGTATAAAGAGTTATGTGACCAATACGGATTTGAACATATTAAGAAAGACAACTTGGGTATAATGGGTGGAAGGGTATTTGTTGCTGAACATTTTAACGATACTGATTTAAACTATTATTTTTGGTTTGAGGATGATATGTTTTTTTATCCAAAAAATGAAACTTGTAAAAATGGTTTTAATAGATATGTTAAAGGTTTATATAGAAAAAGTTTGGAAATCATTCAAAAAGAAAACTTTGATTTTTTAAAATTAAACTATACAGAATTCTTTGGTGACAATGGGACACAATGGTCATGGTATAATGTTCCTCAAGATTTCAGACAAAAACATTGGCCGAACAAAACAAAGTTACCAAAATTTGGTTACGATATAGACGCCCCAAGAACTGAGTTTAAATATATAAAATCACATAAAGGTATTCCTTATGTTAGTGGTGAGATTTATTTATGTAATTGGCCTATTGTATTGAGTAAGGAGGGTAATTACAAATGTTACTTGGAGACAAGGTGGCAAAAAGCATTTGAACAGACTTTAATGAGTTATTGTTACCAAGAAACAATAAAGGGTAATATTAAACCAGGTTTATTATTAATCACCCCCACCGAACATAACCGATATGAACATTACGATTCAAAATTAAGAAAAGAAAATTGATAACCTTGGAACTTTATTATGATGTTGGTGGTTATATTTATATAAGATTTGATGAAAAAATATTTAGTGAAAAAAATAATAAGTTTGGGAACTAAATAGGATATTTATAGGTTTATAATAGTGTTTTATGGTTGGTGACTTACCTTTGAAAGTTATGGGGTCGAAAAAACCTTGGTAGTCGAAAATGAAAGCTATGCTGAATACATCTGAAAGGATGGTGACTATTGCCTCTCCAGTACTAAGGCTGACTGGCGTGTCTTAATCGAGAAGTAGGGTTAAAAGGGATACTAAATGTATCCCTTTTATTTTTTTATAACGGTACATTTACTAAATTCTTGATTTTTTAACGGTTCTCCTTTCATATGTGTAATCATATTTATGATATAATGGTCTTTTATATAGGTATCCTTTTCTATTTTAATTAAATTGGTATATATTTTACCATTATTTATGGTGATTAATTTTAAACATAGAGTTCGTTTCCCCCAATCAAAATTTAATATTTTTTTAATTATATCATCTTTTAATATAAAAATTAAATCAACCCCCTCGTTTGTTGTTGGATCAACTATAGTTGGGTGATTTTTATAATCATCTTCCTTGGTTCTATCTAATCTTTCTAACCAATGGTCAGTAGGGTTAATTTCAAAAGTAATTGATGTTTGTTTGTCTCGGTGAGCTCTATCACCTGTTGTATAATTTGTTACATTATAATATCGTTCAATCAAATCAAATACCGCATCTTTTTTACTAGGATCAATAGATACTGTAGTTTTACCCTCAGATAGAATTAAATAACTATTAAGTTCACGTAATGATATTTCTTCCAAAAAAATTTTTGGATTATGAAATTCTTCAAACAATATTTTTTTAATAAGGTTTCTCATAATAATATAAATACTATTAAACTTAGTATTTATATATAAAAATCTAATGGAATTTTATATTAAGAAGAATGCGACACTTCCCCTCCTTAAGCTTCAAGTGGTTAAGAATGGTAGATTAGATTACAATAACTTTATGTCATTGATTGAACAATCGGCATTATTCTTTTCAATGGTTGATGCTGACACTGGTGTCCCAAAGATTGTCTCAAGACCTGCTGGGTTTGTTGAGAAAACAGATGTTGACCCAAATGCTGAACCAGAATATTATTTATATTATCAATTCCAAAATAGAGATACAAGTAGAGTTGGTAGATATGAAGGACAATTTATGTTAAGGAGTAATGATGGGGTTTTAATATTACCAATTAGAGAAAAGTTATATATAAATGTCCAAGAATCTTTTATTGCTGATGACTTGGAATATAATAGTTGTTATGTGTCTGATTTCCCTTGTTGTGTTAATGGACCTTATACCACAACAACTACTACCGAATGTTGTCCATGTACAAGTACAACAACGACAACTCCATAATAAAAAAATGTTAATTTAAAGTTTTTTTTGTAAATGTAAATACTTATATGTGATATACATAAAATAAAAAAAACTAAATATGCCATTAAAAGTAGATAGATTAATTGCGGGTTCAATAGATACTGATTCATTAAACATAAATGGTGGTTCATTGGGGTTACCCTATAAGGTTTATACCGCAAAATTAACACAAACCGGAACATCTAACCCAACCGCAGTTGTGTTAGACAATACATTGGGTGGAGAATTAGTTTGGACTAGACAATCAACTGGAACTTATAGGGGGACTCTAATTGGGGCTTTTTCTGATAGTTCTAAAATTTTATTTTCATATTTTTTTAATGGTTCTAAAGATATTGTTAGTGTTTCAATAACGAATGATGATATAATCACAATAGCAACTGGAGCTCCAACTGATGACGTATTAGATGACACTCCAATTGAGATTAGAGTATATTCTTAAATAAACATAAAATAAAAAAAATTAAATATGCCATTAAAAGTAGATAGATTAATTGCGGGTATTGTTGATGCTTTAAAATATGAGAAAAATGGACTCCCATTATCTTGTATTCCAATAACATTTAACGAATTAAATAATTTAATTAGTATAAGCGATTTAACTTGCGGTTCTTATTATTCAATTACCGATAATCAAACTTGTTACGATAGACCAGATTATGACAAATACAAAAATCCAATTGCGGTATCTAGTTCTTCATATGTAACAGGTGTAACTGAACCAATCATTGTTTTAGCAACATCAAGTAATACTTTAGCGGTTGACGCTTACCAACCAAGTTATCCGAATGATAAGATTAAGTATGATGTAACATACTCTACAACTGAATCAGGTAATCCTGCTTTTGGTAGAATTACTGAAAGAATTGACAAATTTGGTAATAGAACTGATTATGACCATAAAAATATTACTTTCAAAAGATACCGTTTAAGAAGTTATAATAAATTAAATCCGTATACTGGAACTGTGGAAATATTGGCTGATGGAATAGTAACAGGTTCAACAGGAACTACCTTTACTTCACTTAGTCCAGGACAAATTATAGCTATCAGAAATAGCTATGAAACATTTTACGAAATTGTTAGCATTTCAGGTGATACTTCAATGATTGTAAAAGGAGAAACTGTTACTGCAACAGGTAATGGTGGCTATGAATTTTTTAATGCAAATTCCCATAGTTATGATAGTTATTATCCAAATAATATTGATGGTCAAAGTGATTTTAATCTTTACAATACATTTGAAGCGATAGATGATGATGGTTGCATTAACACTTATATAGGAGACTATTCAAAATATTATTTAAATGAAGGTATCGGAGATTTCTTATTAGCAAATAATGTTCTCAAAGATGGCCGTTATGAAAATAATACTATTGGTGATAGTTCTTATAATAATACTTTTAATGATGACTGTACCGCTAATCAAATCGGTTATGCTTTTAGAAATAACATCACCGATGATGACTTTGATGATAATGTAATTGGAAATTTCTTTGAAAATAATATCATTACCACTGAATTTGAAGACAATCATATTGGTAACAGGTTTAGAGATAATGTAATTCTTTGCAGTGGTTTCTATGACAACCAAATTAGAAATGACTTTAATAATAATTGGTTAGATGGAGATTGGGGATTTTATTTTGAAAAAAATCAAATCGGTGATTATTTTAATGATAATGTAATTTACAAATCATTCAACGATAATGTTATTCTGAATGATTATATGGATAATAATACTTGGGACGAAGTTTATAAAAATAAAATAGGAAATGAATTTAATAACAATCAAATTTATAATTTATTTTCTGACAATCAAATTTTAGACGATTTTTTCAATAATACAATTGGTGATTCTTTAAATATTGGAAGTTATAGTTTTGACAGTAATATTATAGATAACAACTTTGATAATAATACTATTATAGGGTCTTGTTTTGACAACATAATTGGGGATAGTTTCGTTTCAAACAAAATAGGTAACGATTTTAGATACAATCAAATATTATACCCAGTGTCTTATACTGATTTTTTATCTGCAACACATGTATATGCTGATTATAATTGTAAAATTATAAAATCGGATGATTCTAATTTATACTTGGAATATTTGTCGGCAACAACACCTACATATGTTTCAATAACCGCTTAAATAATTTATTCAATATTAAGAGTTGGTGGTATTAATTTATCACCAACTTTTTATTGACTTAACCCCATCGTCATACTATATTTATAAGGATAAGGTAAATGTCATCTTGTATGACAGCTAATATACTAAACTTAAAAATATAAAAATGATAACACCAGAAGAAATCGAAAGTTTCCTCCACGGAAACGACCCCGAAGAACACATAGTCGCAATAGAATATGATTGGGCTTCAGAAAACATCTTTAAGATTAAAGAAATCCCCGGTAAAGGAAAAGAAATTAGAAAGGATACATTCACCCCATTTGCTTGGGTTGGTGACCTACACGGACTTAATTTCTACAAATCGTCCAAAGCAAATCAAAAAGAAGCAATGACCAAACACGGAATCCTAATTGAGAAATTGGAGACTGGTGGTAATGAAAGACTTGAGAAAGGTCTTAAGTATATGGTCAAATCTTTAAAGGGTTACAGAAGTTTAATGCAATTCTTTAAAGAAGGAGGAATTGACCCTTATGGCGAAAAAACCAAAGAATACTTCTTAATACCTTCCCCAGTTGAACAATATCTAATCCAAAAGGAAAAGAGGTTATTCAAAGGGTACGATGATTATAATGACATTACAAGATTGGTATTCGACTTAGAGACTACCTCTTTAGAACCTAAAGATGGTAGAATATTTATGATTGGAATTAAAACAAACAAAGGATTAGAGAAAGTAATTGAATGTGCAACTGAAGACCAAGAACGAGCAGGGCTTGTTGAGTTTTTCAGAATTATTGACGAAGTTAAACCATCAATCATTGGTGGATATAATTCATCCAACTTTGACTGGTATTGGATTATGGAAAGGTGTAAAACTTTACATCTTGACATTAAACGTATATGTAAGACCTTACATCCAGAATATAAATTTAAACAAACTAAGGGTATGTTGAAACTCGCAAATGAAGTAGAGGAATTTAAACAGATTGGAATATGGGGATATAATGTTATTGATATCCTACACTCAGTTAGAAGAGCTCAAGCAATCAATTCGAGTATTAAATCTGCAGGTCTTAAATACATTACTCAGTATATTAATGTTGAAGCTCCTGATCGTGTTTATATTGACCATAATAAAATTGGGTCAATGTACGCTAATAAAGAAGAGTATTGGTTGAATGTCCAAAATGGAAAATATAAGAAAGCTGATAATCCACAATTCAATAACCTAGATAAAAAACATCCTGGTGTTTATATTAAAACAACTGGGGACAATATTGTTGAGAGATATTTGGATGATGACTTGGAGGAAACCTTGAAGGTGGATGATGAATTCAATCAAGGTACATTTATGTTGGCCTCAATGATTCCAACAACTTATGAAAGAGTTTCCACCATTGGAACTGCAACATTATGGAAAATGTTGATGATGGCTTGGTCTTATAAACATAAACTTGCAATTCCCCAAAAAGAAAAGAAAACTGATTTTGTTGGTGGTTTATCAAGACTATTAAGAGTGGGTTATTCCAAGGATGTTTTAAAACTTGACTACTCATCTCTATATCCATCAATTCAATTGGTTCACGATGTATTCCCTGATTGTGATATTACAGGTGCGATGAAAGGTATGTTATCATATTTTAGAAGTGCTCGTATTATGTACAAGAACTTGGCGGCTGAATGGTATGATAAAGACAAGAAGAAATCATTATCATATGATAGAAAACAATTACCAATCAAGATATTCATCAACTCAATGTTTGGTGCTTTATCAGCCCCTCATGTGTTTGCATGGGGTGATATGTATATGGGTGAACAGATAACTTGTACTGGAAGACAATATCTTCGTCAGATGATTAAGTTTTTTATGGGAAAAGGTTATACCGCACTTGTAATGGATACGGATGGTGTGAATTTCTCACTACCTAAAGGTGGAGTGGATGATAGAGTTTATATTGGGAAAGGTCTTAATTGGAAGGTTAAAAAGGGTAAGGAGTATAAAGGATATGATGCTGATGTTGCGGAGTTTAACGATATTTTTATGAGAGGTGAAATGGCTCTAGATTGTGATGGAACTTGGAAATCATGTATTAATCTTGCTCGTAAGAATTACGCAACGATGGAACACAATGGAAAGGTAAAACTTACAGGTAACTCAATTAAATCAAAAAAACTTCCACTATACATTGAGGAATATTTGGATAAAGCAATTAGATTGTTATTGGAAGGTGAGGGTCAAAAGTTTGTTGAGTGGTATTATGAATACTTAACTAAAATCTATAACAAAGAAATACCATTGATGAAAGTGGCTCAAAGAGCTAAGGTTAAACTGAGTATCAAGGATTATATTGAGAGGTCAAAACAAACAACCAAATCAGGTGGGGCAATGTCGAGAATGGCTCATTTAGAATTAGCAATCAAACATAATCTAAAAATTAATTTGGGTGATGTAATTTATTATGTTAATAACGGAACAAAAGCAAGTCATGGGGATGTACAAAAAATTAATAAACCAAAAAAAGGTTGGACTCAACAAGATTTAGATAATTTTATGGAAGGTTATGGACAAATACCACTAGATTCTGTTGATTCTTATACACAACTTAATTGTTATATGTTAGACCCAAACGATTTAGAAAACAATCCCAACATGACAGGAGAATACAATGTAGCGAGAACAATCACAACATTTAATAATCGTATTGAACCTTTATTAGTTGTCTTCAAACAAGATGTGAGAGATACTCTTATTATTGATAATCCTGTGAAAAGACAATTCTATACACAACAACAATGTGAACTAATAAATGGAGTTCCATTTGAGGAAAAAGATCAAGACAGACTAAAGGAGGATGTATTGGATTTAGAACAAAAGGAAATTGAATACTGGAACAAAAGAGGAATTAATCCCAACTATATTTACGATTTAGCTGAAGAAGGATGGGAACAATTTAATAATGGTTAAAAAAAAACCCCACTCAAAAGGTGGGGTTAATTATTTAATTTAGTTTCATTCCATCTGAGGATATTATGTACCAACCCCCCATATAATATTCAAGTTCAACACAAGCTCCATTATCAATTTCAATTTCCTCATATTGCTCATCAATCAAAGAATTCTTTGGTAATATAATTGTCTTGGTTAAAACTTTTATTTTAACTGATTCGGTTGTTTCACCATCCAAAGTTATTTCACATTTATCAACATCTTTAATAATCAAAAGGTATTCACCATTTGTGGTATAGGTTGGGACATTTACAATCTTCTTTAATTTAGTTGGTTGAGTTTGTTGTCCGTATTTTAATGTTTTGGTTATTTCACCAATTTTTTTCTTTTGTTCCATTATATTACATATATTTGTCTTGGCATTGCTTGGAATTTTTTAACCTTATTTAGGTTTTCAGCAATCAACGCTTCTCTTTCCATTACCTTTTCTGGTCTAAGTCTTGATAATCTTCCTTCAGCCCCAGTTAATTCTTCAATCAATTTTGTTTTTTCATCTTTACCTTCTGTGGCTAAACTCTGATAATCCATTGTAAGCTCGCTGTCAGGAGTTTTAATGTTACCACTGAACTTACCCCTTACTTTTGATAATGTTTCCTTGGCGGACGCAAAGAACCACTTACGAACCCATATTTGAGCGGGGTTATTTAAATCAATCCAACTTAGTTTATCAAATGGGACATCGGAAGGTAATTTTATTATATCAGGATTCTTTTTTAAACAGTCATCTCTATCTGGACCGTCAACTTCATAATACCAATACCAAACCTTACCATTCATCAATGTTGCATTACCAAAGTCAAATTTACCCCCAGGTGTTTGCATTAAGTGAACAGCTTTTTTGCCTTCAGGTAGTGCGGTAACACGATAAGTCATTTCCCCACCAATAATTCTTCTTTGGATATTAATTTCCTGCATTCTTAATAACATATCAAATACTGGCATCATAAAATATGAACCACTATTACCCATTTGAGTAAAACCACCAGGACCACCCAATCCAACACCACCCATAGCACCAAACGAAAATGGGTCAAATAATAAATTATTAAGAGTTGCTGGAGTAAACCATAGAAGTTCGTTTAACTCACGACCTGCTGGTATTTCATATATCTGTTGGTGGGGTATAAGTTGTATATAATCTTTCTTTAATACACTGTCACCACCAGCTTGTAATCCAACAATTTTAGAATAGGCATAAGAATATCTATTCTCAAAGTCAAAACCTTTTGTTATGAAGGCTTTTGATAATGATTGGGTATCCAAGTTCAATCCATATAAGGAAGACCATTGAGATTCAATTAACCAATCTTGTATGTATTGTGAATAATCCTCAATTGCCAATTGTAATAAGGAATCTAGTTGTTCATCTTCCAGCTCAATACTTCTTAGTGGAGCACCCAATGAGTGTCTTAATTTTGTGTAGAGCTGTGTTCTTTCTGGTTCGGGTATTATTGACATAGTTTTTTATTTATAAATATCAAATTATTGTGTTAATAATTTCAACAATTGAATTTTACATTGTTTAATACCTTCACTTAATTCTTCTGAAATTCCCAAATCTTTTAGTTTATCTTGAAAGAATTGTATTCTATCTTGGTAATACTTAACTAATTTTTCTTTGTCTCTTCGTAATAATTTTTTTTCTGAACTTAATGTTGTTCCTTTCTTTAATTCAAATAATATATTTGTTTTTAATGGTTCTTCATAATAATTGATTATAAATTTAAGACCACCGTAATTGGTACTACTTGTTGTTATTATTTTATTATAATCATTTCTGAACATAACATATTCATCTGTTGATGTATTAACATATATTATAATATCAACATAATCCATTTTATATTTATTATGTTGGTTATATGATTTAACCCCATAATAAAACCCTCTATCATCGTCTTCAAAATAACCAATATCGTCTGGCTTGAATGGTTTTACTTGGAAGTAAATTGGTTCATTGTTTTCTAGTTCTAAAACAATATCTTGACCATAAAGTGTATCATTGATTGCTCCACCACAATAGTTATATAACTTATAGTCAATATTTTCTTTTTTCTTATCTAAATCATATATTTTCTCAATAATATTTTTGGCAAAAGATTCATTTTTAATACCTTTATCAAAATAATCTTTAGCAATATCAACTAGTTCTTCTGTGTAAATTCCATCATTTGAGAACAAGTCATATACGTTTTCTAAAATCCAATCCTCAAGATTTAAATTACGTTTTGTTTTCTTTTTTTCTCTTTTATATATGTTAATAATTGCACTATGAATATTTGTATTGGCATCCCAACGATTAATTAATGACCAATTACCACTTCCACCATATTCTTCTTCTGTGTAATAACCTCCAATAATCCCAATGTTTGTTTCGCAATTTGGTTCATTAATTTTACCAATACAACCATTACCTGACTTATCATCATCACAACTTGGGTATTGATTAAACATTAAATCCCTCATTCTTTTTTTGGAGAATGGGAAATTACTACCCTCAAGTAATAGTCTGTTTTTACGTGTTGATTCAGTTAATTTTTTTAAGAAAACATTGCCATCTTTTTTCATTATCTCATCTTCTTTGAATGTATATGAATATTTGAAATTAGAATCGTTTTCAATTGGGGTTGGGGTTGCGTTATTATTGAATAATATATAATTGTTACGATTATATATGAAAACAAATATTTGAATATTCTTAACTTCATATTTGTTTTTACTTTTGAATACATATATTGGTTGTCCATTCTCATCACCTTTAAATAAATCATGTGTTGGTTTAACCTGAACGAACTTATCAACATTGTCTTCATTCCATATCATATCTTGACCTTTAAATTTATCACGAAGGTCTCCATCACAAAATCTTGTTATTTTTGATTGACTATATAAGGAATTTAAAATATCTACCGCAGTATTTTCTCTAGTAATACCAAGGTCTAATGATCCTTTTTTTGTTTCAGGATTAGAAATTAATGGTAATAATTGTTGGACTAATTTTCTGTCTTCAGCAAATAAAGCATTTTTCATTTTATTCATCCAAGACTTAAACGAACTTTTTTCACTATTTAGAAATCCATAAAACTCTAAAATCTTTTTACTAATATCTTTATGACCGTCAAACCAATTCAAAACTGACCATTCACCTAAACCACCCCTTTGACTCATCGCATATTTACCACCAATAACACCATAACCAGTTTTGCAAGTATCTGATTCTATTTTACCATAACAGGCATTTGGTATACGTTTATTTAAGTCATAATCTTTTATTATTTTAGGACTACATTCTGGATATACTTTTTTTAATAATTCTTGGGTTAATTTGGGATTAATTCTTCCATTAACGATGTATTCACTTTCAGGTAATCCGTCATTACTAGTTTCTTCTTTAATAATCCTAATTGATTCCATTAATTTAGATTTTTGTTTTTTCAAATACAAGTCATTTACAAAGTCCCAATTAACTACATGCCAAAAGTTTTTAATATATTCATCTCTTTTGTTTTGATACTTTAGATAATACGCATGTTCCCATAAGTCCAAACCTAATATTGGAAACCCACCTCCCTCAATAACATTCATTAATGGATTGTCTTGATTTGGTGTTGACATAATTTTTAACCTACCATTTTTTGTTAGAACCAACCAACACCATCCAGATCCGAATCTATCTTTAGATTCTTCGTTGAATTTATTTTTAAATTCATTTATTGATCCAAAATCTTTTATAATTCTTGATTTTAATTCTGATGGGATTTCTTTTTTTTGGGGTGATAACATTTTCCAAAATAAAACATGGTTAAATGCCCCACCCGCATTGTTTCTGACAGTTTTCGGGAATTTACTAATTGATTTAATAATATCTTCTAATTCTAAATCACCGTAATTTTTTTTAGATAACACGTCGTTTAGTTTCTTTACATATGTTTTATAATGTCCGTTATAATGAACATCCATAGTTTTACCATCAATAAATCTTTTAAGTGAGGATTTCGAATAAGGTAATTTCTCAATCCCAATCTTTTTCATTTCCAATAATAGAAACTCACCAGCATTGATTTTTTCTGTTAATAAATTGATTTTGTTTTCAAGTATCATCATAAGATATAAATATCCTATAAATATCAATGTGATACGTTAATCTTATTCATTATCTGTTCTATAAATTCAGCCTTATCAATATTATCGCCCATAACAGTATCAATGATATTCTTTTTATTAATTAACATATCATATATAACACCCTCAATAGTATTATCAAAGATTGGGTAATAAACTGAAACACAATTTTTCTGCCCATATCTATAAGCTCTATCTTCAGCCTGTTGGTGATGTGCGGGAACAAACGATAAGTCATTGAATATAACTGCTTCTCCTGCGGTTAATGTAATACCAACTCCTGCTGCTTGAATATTACCAACGAATACAGATATCTTTTCATTATCTTGGAATTGATCAACAGCGTATTGTCTTTGAGCCTTTGAACAAGTCCCATCCAAATAAACTGATTTCTTCCCAAAGTGGGTGTGGATTTGTTGTAGGGTATCAGTAAAGTTTGTGAATACAATAACCTTCTTGCCTTGTTCCAATACATTCTCAATAAATTCAATTGTATCAGGTACTTTTCCTTCGGCAATTGCTTGTCTAACCTTCATCAACTTATTAAATTGAACGGTTAATGATTTTGATTCGTTAGGGTTTTTATTATACCACTCATAATATTCCCCCATCAATTCTTCATATTTCTTTGATTTTAATCTCAAATAGATTGGGGTTATAATCTTCTCAGGTAAATCCAAAACATCTTCTTTTAATCTTCTTAACACTTGTCTTGATGTCCTATCTCTTAATTCTTCCAAGTTAGATGCTCCGTTGACATTCCACACCTTTCTATTTCCCGCCTTGAATTGATATCCTTGACAATACCGAATAACATAAGCCATCCAATTTTGAGCTACAGGACTTTCAATTAAGTTTAATAAGTTATAATAATTGATTGGTCTGTTTGTCATTGGAGTTCCTGTTAACAACCAAAGGTATTCTGAACTCTTAACAAAACTATTAATCAATTTCGTTCTCAATGATTGGGGATTTGCAACATAATGTGCCTCGTCCATTATAATCAAATCAAAATTACCTTTTGTAATTGGGGAGTTCTCCTTATCTTTTAAATCATAGAAATTTTTAACAATATCATAATTTATGATAACAATATCGTGCTCGGTGGAGAAATTCTTTCCCTCACAAATATAAACACTTCTATCGGAATAATTTCTAATTTCCCTCTCCCAATTTAACTTTAATGAAGCGGGACATATTATTAAGATTTTCTTAACATTTGTTTCTAGTGAGGCTATGATTGCCGCAGTTGTTTTTCCCAGGCCCATATCGTCTGCTAATATGAATTTTTTACTACCAACCAATTTCTCAATGGCGACCTTTTGATGTTCCAAGGGCGTCCTATGACTATACTTTGAATAATCAATTTTAACTTCAGTTGTGTTATGTGTTTTCAATAACGCGGCTTTAGGTAACCACATATCTGATAACGTATCACCAGTGTTAAACTTACCCCAAATGTGATAAGATTTTTCTTTATCAACCAATAATTTTTCAACCCAAACGTCTGTGGGGATGTTCAACATATTTTTTTCATCAGCAATCTTCTTTGCGAAATAAGGTTCTATGTTCACCCATTTCTTGGCAACCTTTGGTTCAACTGAATTATAATTTACGATATATTCTGATTGGGATCTGGTGGGATAGAATTTCTTATTGGTTTCTTTTAGATTTTTTAGTTTGAGGATATAATTGTTCCCACCCAAATAATTATCTAAAATATATAGAGCTTTTGTTTCAATAAGAGTTGATGTTTTTCCTGTTAAAGTCAAAATAAAGATTTTAACATAAAAATAGTTGAAAGTTTAATATTTATCAATATGATAAACAAAATGCCTATAACAAGGGTTGGTAAGTTTTTTGGAGCTGAAGACTATAACTTGGACTTATCTATTGGGGAAGAATGGTTGTATGGTGATATGAATTTCACCGTTGTATTGTATCGTGTAGATAGAATGAAAACCAAGACTGACGATGTATATGGTGAAACATTAAAAGATGGAATTAAATTTTTACCCCCAATTGAATTAAAGGGTTATGTTCAGATTATGGCACCAGAGAATAAACAGATTGCTGGAAATAAGATAAATCAATTTGAACCAGGTAATATGAAATTCTCAACATACCAAAAACAATTGGATGAGTTGGGAGTTGATATTGAATTTGGGGATTACTTGGGTTATTACGAAACTGAGGATAGAATCAGATACTATATTGTTAATAATGATGGTAGGGTTGTATCTGACAACAAACATAACTATGCGGGGTATAAACCTTATTATAGAACTATTATAGCATCAGCTGTAGTAGATAATGAATTTAGAGGATTATAATTATGCCATTACCTAAAAAGATTAAAAAGAATTTACCATTAACTGAATCCAAAATTTTATTGGCTAGAAGGCAAGAGTTGTTGGATAAAATCAATAAGGACGGAACATATCTACCCAAATCATTACTACATGCTGATTTGGATGGTGGGTTTTTGGATTTTGTTAAGAATGAGCTAAGATTATCTGTTGATGGTAAGGTAGTACCAAATGTTGATATATTAATGACCACTCAGAATTGGGCACAATTTACACAGACTTGGGATTTCCAAAATATAGATAAAAACGCAGAACCCCCATTTATAACAGTTGTTAGAACTCCTGAAGTTAAATATGGAACTAATCCAGCTACACTATATACAATACCAAATAGGAGACAATTTTTTTATGCTCAAGTTCCAACTTGGGATGGGAATAGAGTAGGTATGGATATATATACAATACCCCAACCAGTACCAATTGATATAACCTATCAAGTAAAAATAATTTGTAATAGAATGAGGGAGTTAAACTCATTCAATAAAATTGTAATTGAGAAGTTTTCGTCAAGACAAGCATATCAAGTTATTAAAGGACATTACATTCCAATTATAATGGGAGGGATTACTGATGAATCCGTGATGGATATGGAGAAAAGAAAATATTATATCCAAAGTTATGAATTCACAATGTTGGGATTTTTGATTGATGAAAATGAATTTGAGGTTAGCCCAGCAATTACAAGAGCGCTTCAAGTTTTTGAAACTGATACAAGGAGTGTGAGTAGGGGTAAAAGAAAAGATATTCCAAATGATACAACTGAAATAAATTCTGTATTTAAAGTTGGTGTAACATCATTATCAGAACGATTTAATTATATTACGGATTTGACTATTGAACAAACAACCAATATTGATTCATATGATGTGTTTATCAATAATGATTATTATGGTTCTGATGTTAATTTAATCCAATTAAATAGTGGGGATGTAATAAGAATTGATATTGTTAAGGTTGATACTTTGAGTGATAGTACAATAAGGATAATTAGTAAATTAATTTAATTATCCCCATAGATATCTTTTTTTTCTTTACATTTTTCAACAATCAATTTTTCTAAAAAACGATACATCTTGATACCATTTTTATCACAATAACTTTTGAGTACATTATGAACCTCAATAGATATTTTTAAATTTTTGATTTTCTTCTCCTTATCATCCATAGCAGAAAAAAGGTAGAATTAATTCTACTCAATTTATATATACATATCTATATGTCAAGTATTTTACATTTTTCTTTAATATTTATGTAATAAATAAATAAATTACTAAACACTAAAAAAAAATGTCTAATTCTAAAGTTTTCGTATCACCAGGTGTTTATACTTCCGAAGTTGACTTAAGTTTTGTATCACAGAGTGTGGGTGTTACAACATTAGGTATTGTCGGTGAAACTCTTAAAGGTCCCGCTTTTGAACCTATATTCATTAGAAACTTTGACGAGTTCACAGCCTACTTTGGTGGTACTTCACCAGAAAAATTCATCAACACACAAATACCAAAATATGAGGCGGCTTATATTGCCAAGGCGTATTTGCAACAATCTAATCAATTATTTGTAACAAGAATATTGGGATTATCAGGTTATGATGCGGGACCATCTTGGTCTATATCAACAATTGCAAATGTTGACCAATCAACCGTTGATTTCTTATGTTTGGGTTCAACAATACCATCAGGTACTTGTGAACCAGTTTGTACTGGGTACTCAATCTATGATTATTCAATTGACTTTACTGGTTGTACTAACAATGTGGAAACAATTGCCTTTACATCAAGTATTGAACCATTAATTCTAAGTAAAATTGATTTACCTTTTGAACAGTTCAACGGTTCAATTAGTACCTTGAGGGATAATATGTATCAACAAATATTGGATGTATTAATTACCCCAAGTTTGGATGACAATTCAATTTACTACTATGGACCAATTTCGGGTTCAGATTACACAGCCTTAGTTTCAACAGGATATACTGCCGCAACTAATGTGTTTAAAGTAGATAATGTTGATGCTAGTCTTATTAATTACAACGCCCCAGCTAATGACCCTTGGTATTATGCTTTGTTTGACCATACTGGTATTAATTCAATGTATACTGGGTTTTCGTATTATTCTATTGTATCTGGATTGACGGTGTTGCCGACAACAATAACTTCAACGATGCCACCGCCACCGCCACCACCATCACCAACACCAATTAATCCTTGTGTGACACCATTACCAACACCAACACCAACGACTACTCCAACACCTGTTGTTGTAACTTGTTATTCGGGTATTGTCACTGGAACTATATATGTGTTCTCAGGTATGGCGTATACTAATTACGATGATTTGGTTATCGCCACATTACGTTCAAGGGGTATTGCTACTTATGGTAGTAATAGTACAGGTCCAGCTTATCAAGTAACGGGTTTGACTGATGTGTCATTGAATTGTATTGGAACATATTCTGCGGTAACTAAAAACCCATATTCAACTTTTGGGGTAAATGTAACAGATAAGGACGGAGATACTTTCTTCTTTGAAACTTCATTCTCAAATTCAAATGTTAATTATATTGGTAAGGTATTTGGTTACTCTAACTTTGCAAAACCTAGAACTGTTGTACCATTATTTTTGGAAGAAAGATTCCAAAGTTTATTAAATTACGCTTACAGAAAAGGTTATATCAGAGGTTTGAATTGTAATTTGACTTCTTTAGATTCAGCAATTTCTCAAGTATCAACATCAATTGGATGGTATTTGGAACAATATCAATCACCGGAATCACCTTGGGTTGTTTCTGAATTAAGAGGTAATAAAGTATTCAATCTATTTAAGTTTATTACAATAGCTGATGGTGATGCCGCTAATACGGAAGTAAAAATATCAATTGGTAATATGTCGTTCAATAATGGAACATTTGATGTATTTGTACGTGATTTCTTTGATACTGATGCTAATCCTGTGGTAATTGAGAGATTCACCAATTGTACGATGAACCCCAATGAAAATAGTTTTATTGCTAAAAAGATTGGTACTAGTAATGGTGAGTTCCAAATGAATTCAAAATATGTGATGTTGGAGATGAATGAAGATGCTCCAACTGATGCCTTACCTTGTGGATTTGAAGGTTATATGTTTAGGGAGTATGCTGGCGTTAAATCTCCATTCCCAATTTATAAAACAAAATATGATTTCCCTGGTGAAGTTATATACAATCCACCATTTGGTTTAATATCGGGTGCAGATGATATATCTAGAAGTGGTGGGGATAATGTAAAAAGAACATATTTAGGTATTTCAGATACTATTGGATATGATATTGATTTCTTTGGATATAAAGGAAAACAAAATCCAATAGATACTTGTGAAGGTGTTGGTACTAATTGGGCGTTTAAAACTCAAGGTTTCCATATGGATAAAAACGCTTCGGCTATTACAATATCTAACTTCTTTACAACTAGTGGTACATCCGCGTTCCAAGTTGGTTCTGGTGAATTTATCACAGACCCAGAAAATGCGACAAATCCATATTATAGGTTAAACGCACGTAAATTTACTTTATTGTGTCGAGGCGGTTTTGATGGTTGGGATGTGTATAGAGAAAGAAGATCAAATGGTGATGAATTCAGATTAGGTGGATCTGGTTTCTTAAGAGGTGTTTGTACATCATTAAGATATCCAACTGCAACTGGTAATGGAACATTTAAACGTATTACAGTTGGTAATAATAGTGAAGATTACGCTAACACTGACTATTATGCTTACTTGTTAGCTCAACAAACATTTTCAAATCCAGAAGCGGTTAATATTAATGTTTTCACAACACCAGGTATTGATTATGTATTTAATTCTAACTTAGTTGAGGCGGCAATAGAAATGGTAGAGTTTGATAGGGCTGACTCAATATATATTTGTACAACACCCGACTATAATATGTTAGCACCAAATACTAGTGACCCAATCAATAGTATTTTCCCTCAAGAAGCGGTTGATAGTTTGGAAGAAAGTAATATTGATTCTAATTATACGGCAACATATTATCCTTGGGTATTAACAAGAGACACGGTTAATAACACTCAGGTTTATATTCCTCCAACTGCGGAGGTATGTAGAAACTTAGCATTAACTGACAATATCGCTTTTCCTTGGTTTGCTGCGGCAGGTTATACTCGTGGTATTGTTAATGCAGTTAAGGCTAGACGAAAACTAACACAAGAAGAAAGAGATACTTTATACAAAGGTAGAATTAATCCTATTGCGACTTTCTCTGATGTTGGAACTGTAATTTGGGGTAACAAGACTTTACAAATTAGAGAATCTGCGTTAGACAGAATCAATGTTAGAAGATTGTTATTACAAGCACGTAAATTGATTTCTGCGGTATCTGTAAGGTTATTATTCGAACAAAACGATGCCAAGGTTAGACAAGACTTCTTGGATGCGGTTAATCCAATCCTAGACGCTATCAGAAGAGATAGAGGTTTATACGATTTCCGTGTAACAGTTTCTTCAGATCCGGCTGATTTGGATAGAAACCAATTGACAGGTAAGATATACATCAAACCAACTAGAGCGTTAGAATTTATAGATATTACTTTTTACATCACCCCAACAGGTGCTTCATTTGAGAATATTTAATATTTTTTAACCTTATAATTAATTATCCCTCCTTAAATTTTAAGGAGGGTTTTTTGTTTTTTAATAAAATTTATTATATTTATGTGTAGATAAGTGTTAGTCACATTTAAAAATATTTTACCTATGAAAGTTGAATTAAAATGTACGAGTTGTTCAAATATGTTTATTACTGATTATAAACATAGAGATAAGAAATTCTGTGATAGAACTTGTTATTTTGAATATGCGAAAAAAAATAAATTACTCGGTAAGGAAAAAGATGAAAGTGTAAGAGAGGAAAGATTTTGTGTTCAATGTGGTAATAATTTTACGGAAAGAAAAAAACACGAAAGAAACCTTTGTTCAAATGAATGTAGGGTACTTTGGAATCAAAATGAGGAGAACAAGAAAAATAGAATTAATAATTCAAAACAAGCCATGTATGAAAAATACGGGGTAATAGACATCATAGATTTGTGTTTAGAAAGGATGTGTTAGTTAAAGAAGGTTACAATAAAGACATGACTGAATGGGAAATAATGAAATTAAAAGGCTATGATAGAATTTGGGATTGTGGTTCATTAAAGTTTGAATTATTGTGTGAATAACCGATAATGGGGAGAGGTTTTAACCTCTCCCCATTTTTTTTATTGTAAAATGATATTTATTATTAAAATTAATTATGAGAATATTAGTAACTGAAAACCAATATAGGAGAATATTAAGTGAATTTTATGAAAAGGGTTATTCATTTGATTGGGATGATAATGTTTTAAATATGCCAACAAAAATACATTTGGAGAAAAAATCAAATGGTGGTTGGAAAGATTATGAAGTATCAACAGAAAAGTTTAGAGAGATACGACATGAACTTGATGGGGAAAAATTGAGATTAAAAAACAATAATCCAAATGACGCCTTTAAAGATTTTAAAACTGAAATTTTTATTCAACATACTAAAGATGCCATTAATGCTAATGAATTTGGACCTAGTTTCAAAAAGTTCAAAAAAGCTTTAATAAATGGATATGATTTTTCAATCATTACAGCTCGTGGTATAAGTAAAGATTCTTTAAGAAAGGGTATAAAAGTTTTAATTGATATGACTTTCTCTGATGAAGAAAAAGAAACAATGAATAAAAATTTAAAAGAAAAGAAATATAAAAGTATTGATGACTATATAAGTGACCAACAATTATCGGCAGTTTCTTCAGAAGAATTTAAAACTGAATACCAATCAAAAGGTGGTGCTGAAAACCCTGAAGTAGCAAAGACAATGGCTTTTGAGAAATATGTTGAAAGTGTTGTTAAAAAAGTTGGAGACTTAGTTGACAACCCAAATAGAGAGGGAGTTAAAATTGGATTTAGTGATGATGATTTAGGTAACATCAAAAAAATGGAAGAATTCATTAGGAAAGAATTATTGAAGAAATATCCTAAAGTTAAATTTGTAATATATGATACTTCAAATCCTAAAGATGTTAAGAAAAAATATATTAATATAGAAATAGATAATTAATTATTAATATAATTAAAATTATATATAATAACTAATATATAATGTGATTAATTAATGGATAATTATTTTTCAAATAAAAGTAAATAGAAAAATTTTCAACTACATAATATTTATAATAAAATAAATGAACAAAACTAAAACAATACAAAATGGCTGATTTATTAATGAAAATGCCGGTTCCTTATGAACCGAAAAGACAGAATAGGTTTATTTTCAGATTTCCATCTTCATTAGGAATTAATGAATGGTTTGTAGAAAGTGGTAGTAGACCGACATTCACCGTTGGGGGAACTGAAATCCAATTTTTAAACACTTCAACTTATGTTGCTGGTAGATTCAAATGGAGCCCAATTACAGTTAAATTAAGAGACCCAATAGGTCCTTCGGCGGCACAAGCGGTTATGGAGTGGGTTCGTCTTTGTGCTGAATCAGTTACAGGTCGTATGGGTTATGCTGCGGGTTATAAAAAGAATGTTGATTTGGAAATGTTAGACCCAACTGGAGTTGTTGTTGAAAAATGGATTTTAGAAGGCTGTTTCATTACTTCAGCTAACTTCGGTCAATTAGGTTATTCTCAAGAAGGTATTGCGGGTATTGACATCCAATTACAAATGGATAGATGTATTTTAGTATACTAATATACTATAATCACGTTATTTTCAATCCTAAATGTATCGTTTACATTTAGGATTTTTTTTTTATTTTTTTAAAAAAAAACAATTATGAATGTTGAAGCTTATGGACAAATGAATTTTAGTTTACCTCACGATTTAGTACCACTACCATCTCAGGGTAAATTTTATAAATCAAAAAAGAAATCAATAAAAGTTGGGTATCTTACAGCTAGTGATGAAAATTCTTTAGTGTCAGGAAATCAAATAAATGGGGGTAATATAATCCTAACCCTATTAAGAAATAAAATATATGAACCTGATTTAAAACCTGATGAATTATTAGAGGGTGACATTGAAGCACTTTTGATATTTCTGAGAAACACTGCTTTTGGTCCAGAATACACAATATCTCTATCCGATCCAAAAACAGATAAAACATTTACAGTCAATCTATTGTTAGATGAATTAAATATCAAACAACCAAAAGAATTACCTGATGAAAATGGTTTATTTACGACAATTTTACCCAAAACAGGTGTAACTGTAAAATTAAAACCTTTAACTTATGGTGAAATAAATGATTTAGATAAAATGGCAGAACAATACCCAGCTAATTTAATTATACCTAAAATTACTTGGAGACTAAATAAAATAGTTCAAGAAATAAACGGAGATACCGATAGAGGAAACATTTCACTATTCATTGAAAGTCTACCAATTTCTGATTCAAAATATATAAGAAATTTTATTAAGGATAATCAACCATCATTAGATTTAAGTAAAACAATTTTAGCCCCATCAGGAGAAAAAGTAACATTTGATGTTACTTTTGGGGCGGAGTTTTTTCGTCCTTTCTTCTAATTACGGAACGCTATTATTGGATGAATATTATGTTATGGCAAAACACTTAGGATTATCTTGGAGTGATTTTTGGATTATGCCTACATATATGAGAAAATATTTGATTGATAAAATAATTGAGTACAATACACCGAAAGACTAATTAATAAATTAGTCTTTTTGTGTATTTATGTTAAATGTTATAGTATGGGTGATGATGAAAAAAAGTTTACGGATGTCTTTAAATCTTTGGGTAAATATGCTGAAGTCGTAGGTTCTGCATTCCTATCGAATTTTAGAACAACAGATATCTCTAAACAAATTCAAGAATATGAAAATAAAGCAATTGCGGCAACAAAGGCATTTGGATTAGGTCGTGACAACATTGTTGAACTTAAAAAATCTATGGCCGATGCTGTAGTTAGTGTAACTCAATTAGGTGGAGGACTTGATGATGTTGCTACATTAGCATTAGACGTTGGTAAGGCACTAAATAGAAATATTACATTAACATCAGATTCTTACGCTAAACTTTACGCAACAGCACAAGTAACTGGAGTTCAAAATGCTACATTGATTAATGGATTTAAAGATGCTGGGTTTTCAGTATATCAAGTTAGTCAAAATATGCAAAAGGTTGTTGATACCGCTAGAGAATCGGGTATAAATGTCAAAACCGTATCCAGTGAGGTTATGAGTAATATGGGTTTAATGGATAAGTATAATTTTGCCGGAGGTGTTGAGGGTTTAGCTAAAATGGCAACTCAAGCAACAAATTTAAGAATTACTGTTAAAGATATTCAAAATAC